CGGCGAAGCCGTGGGAGGTGGACCCGAATGCCAGCACCACTAATTTTCCGGTGCCGGCGGTCGTCACGCCAATTGAGCGCAGCCTGGTCGACGGTAATAGCGTCCAGCAGGGCGACGAAATGATCCTAATTGCGGGGCTGTCGCTGGGGACCACCATCCCCGGGACCGAATCGAAAATACTAGACGAGCAGCAGCAAAAGCTGATTATTGCCGTTACCAGGATTCGCCCTGGTAAAACCGATTTTCTGTGGAAGCTACAAGTGAGGGCTCAATACCCGAAATCGTGCGAGCGATCCGGGGCACGATAGGCGGTGATCTAGGCAAGACCGCCTTCGCGATTTTAAAAAACGTGGTATTCGGCAGCCCGGTAGGCAACCCCACGCTGTGGCAAAATCCGGGCGGGGCCCCGGTAGGCTATGTCGGCGGTCATTTCCGGCGCAATTGGATTGTAACAATCGGGGGCTTCAGCACCGGGGAAATCGAAGGCGTCGATGTCGCTGGCGCTACTACCGTCTCCTCCGGTAAGGCCGTGATCGACCGCTATTCAAAAATGAAGCGAAATTTAGGCGTCAATTTAATCATTCAAAATAACGTCCCCTATGCAAACCGGCTCGCGCAGGGCTGGTCCCGGCAGGCAGCTGCGGGCTGGGTCGACGCCGCGATAGATGCGGCACTAATCATACCCGGAGGGGCGAAGCCACTACCATAATGGGCGCTTCAACGAGAACACCGGCTGAATTTCGTGATACTCTTCGCACCGCGTTTGGCGCGGCATGGACCGCGGCGGGCGAATCGCTCGACCGGGTAGCCTGGAATAATTTGAGCTATAACCCGGGCAATCGCAGCGACTATGTTTTTGTCGATCTAGCGCACGCCTCCGGGGAGATAGCGGCGCTTGGTGCCGGAGCCACAATACAGCAGCGGCGCACCGCAGTATTCGCCGCGCAGATTTTTGTCAGGCATAATACGGGCCAGGCAAGGGCCGACACATTGTCGGAGATAATTCTGGATTTTCTGGAATCCGCGCGGCTGACCGGTATCCGAATAAGGGATATTGGGGTGAACGACGCTGGCCGGGTAAACCAGTGGTTCCAGGTAAACGTAAACGCTCAGATAGAGTATGATTCATTTCGCACAGTGTGAGGCTGTCTAAACTAGGAGACCGCCATGTCAGATACAAACCGAGTTGGGCTTAGATTTTTCAAAAGCTCTCAGCGGACCGCGCCAATCCCGGGCGGCCCCTTCAACCTGGACCAGCTGCGTTTCACCGGGACGCCATCGCTGGCCTTCGAGCCCACGACAATCACCAGCGAGGAGATCCGGCCCGACCGCCAAATATCCGACCTGATCCTGGTCGGGGCCGAGGCCGGAGGCGACACCGGGATCGAGCTGTCGTATGCCGCCTTCGATCAATTAATCCAGGGCGCGCTATTCAGTACCTTCCAGCTGACCGAGCGTAAAACCGGAACGGGCGAAATCACCGCCTTCGGCGTGGGCACCATCGATGTCGACAACGGCGGCGATTTTATAATCGGGCAGATTATTCGCCTGCAGAAATTAGCCACCGGGGTGATCGGCGAGGGGATTTATGAAATCACCGGCATTGCCGCGAATACCCTGACCGTCAGCCCGCTGCCTGGCACGAATACCACCGCCATTTTAGGCTCCGAAACCGCTGACGCGGCTACCAATTTGGAGGTGACCGGATTCATGGCTCAAGCCACAGGCGATATAAGCCTGGTGGTAACGGGCCCCGACGCCGTTTTCCAATTCCCAGCAGGAGCGCTGGACGATGCAATGGGCACCGGCATCCCGCTCGAAATTGGCGCTTGGATTAAATTCCAGGATTTCGCCACGGTAGGCAATAACGTGTGGACCCGGGTCCGCGAGATTGACCTGGCCGCTGATACCGTCACCGCCGATACGCAGACGGGGATGGCTACCGACGCGGCAGCAGCCGAACGGGTACAGGCGTTTTACGGCAGCCGGGTAGAAAACGGGGCGGGCGCGATCAGCGACAATCAATTCGCCCTGGAGCGGCGCTTCGAGGACCACACGCCGATTACCCGCGAGCTATTCCTGGGCATGGCGCTCAATAATTTCAATTTGACGCTATCCCCGCAGGCTATCGCCGTGGGCGCGCTGACCTGGTTTGGATTTAATTCAGCGGTATCCGATGATTTCGCTGGCAGCTATCCCGATCTATACGCCGCCCTCCCGGCGGACGTACCAGCCGAGCAATTCGATGTATATAACACGTCGAGCGATATCGGCAGGCTGGGCAGGGGAATTGACCCAATCGATGCAGCGGGCTTGAATTTCGTGCTTGAGGCGACCATTGAAATCAACAACAACCTGCGCCGGCAGAATGCCGTGGGCGTATTTGGCGCAGCCGGTATCGGCGTGGGCGAGCTATCCGTGACGGGTACGTTGAGCACCTATTTTGACAACGATGATATTCTCCAGATTATCTTACAAAATGCTGAAACCAGCCTCGACCTAATTACGCAAGGCGGCGATGGACGCAGCATGGTATTTGATATGCCGAGAATCAAATTTTCAGGCGGGGCACCGGACGTACCGAGCAAAAATGCGGACGTCACGATCCCGGGAACATATCAGGCAATTTTGTCGTCTGTTTTCGGTTACACAATCACCGTCCAGACCGTCAGCTTTGCCCGGTAAAATTTAACCGGGCCTCGATGGCCCAGAGGTAATGCCGTGAGGGTACTAGAGGCTTTTGAGACCAGCGCAAAATTAGCGGATGAGGGCAGGCTATGCGAGATCGAGTGGGGTGGCAAAGTAATATGCTCGGTGCGGGTACGCCCCGCCGATGCGCTGCTCAATTCGGAATACAGGCGCTGCATAGCGGAAATGTCGCTGGAGGTGAAAAAGGGATTTTCGAACGGCTCCGGGGATACGGCGCTGAGTATCGCCGAGGACACCGACCTATTGTTTCAGCTATACGCGCGCTCCGTAATCGTCAGCTGGGAGTGGGCCGATCCGGAGGACCGGAAGGCCACGAGCTTGCGATTCAACGAGAAAAATGCGGTCGCGTTATTCAAGAAAGCGCCGAAGTTCTTCGAGGCGATCCAGGCAGCAGCGCGGGAGTGGTCGCATTACCGGGCGGCGCACGAAAAGGACATAGCAAAAAACTAACAGGCGTTTTAGATCACCAGCTCCGGGTCGGCGACGCTGATGTATCCGACGCCATAATCGCAGCGTATCGCGAGCGCGGGCTTCAGGCCCCGGAGCATATTGAAACGCCGCCGTCGATCAAGCCGGAATATATAGCTTATTGGGAAGCGTACCGCGACCTGATAAGCGAGCGTGTGACGCCGCGAGGACCGATCCCCGCCCTCAAAATCATCCAGTACGCCATCGCATACGGCCTCGAAAAGGACGGCTTAAAACGGATCGTATGGGCTGTGGACAAGGTATTGACCGACCATTGGAAAGGGCTCGATGCCGCCGACAAGGCCAAGCGAGAAAACCAGGCTAAAGCTAAAGCCCAAATTGGAGGCCAAAAATGACCGACCGCGTCATACGAATAACCGTCGATTCTAAAGGCGTCGTATCCGGCATTACAAAGGCCGAGCGTAAATTAATAGGATTAGATAAACAGACGCAAAGGGTCGCAGGCGGCTTTAAATTAGCCGCTGCGGCTGCGGCGAGCCTCGTGGCTAGTCTAGCGGTGCGGGAGGTCATACAGGCGGTGGACGCGTACCAGGGGCTCGTGAATAGGCTCCGGATCGTTACCTCGTCCAGCGAAGAGCTGGCGACGGTACAAAAAGCGCTTTTCGAAATATCCCAGGACACCCGGACATCATTCGAGGCGACCGCCAGGCTATTTGGCAGCGCGGCTATCGCCGCCGAGGAGCTGGGCGCGTCCACGGAGCAGCTATTGCGCCTGACCGAAATATCCGGCAAGGCCCTGGCGATCCAGGGGTCTAGCGCCGCGGAAAGCAGCGGGGCGCTCCGGCAGCTATCGCAATCATTCTCCAGCGGCATTGTACGAGCCGAGGAATTTAATAGCATTCTGGAGGGCGCTTTCCCAATCGCGCAAGCCGCTGCCCGGGGATTCGGCGAGGCCGGAGTATCGGTCGGCAAGCTGCGCCTCCTGGTTACCGAGGGCAAGGTATCCTCGCAGGAATTTTTCGCGGCTATCCTGAAGGGCGGGGAGGGCATCGACGACCAATTCGCGAAAACCGAAGTGACGCTGGGCCAGGCGACCCAAACTATTAAAAATAGCTTTCTGCTGTTGGTAGGATCGCTCAACGATACCACCGGGGCTGGCAAGGGCGCTGCCGAGGTATTAATCGGCATATCCGACGCCATCGATGATTTAACAAAAGCCTTCACCGGGACGCTACAGCCGCAGGACGAGGTATCATCGGGGCTCAAGCTGATAGCATCGACCGCGGTAATCGCCGGGACGGTGCTTGCCGCTATTGCCGATTCGATCACCACGCAGGTAGTCACGGCCTTCCAAATCCTCGGCGAAACAATCGGTGCCACGGCGGCGGGCCTTGTAGCATTTTTCACCGGCGATTTTTCCGGCAGCGCGCAAATATTCGCCGAGCTGGGCACGAGCATAACGGATCAATTCGTCGAGAATTTTACGGGCCTGGGCGAGCGGCTCGAAGAGGACACTAAATCCGCTATTAATCTATTGACCGAATTGTGGGACGAGGGGTCCCGGGATATCATCGAGGCGGCTACCGGCGGTGGCGATGGTGGTGACGAGGACAGCGCAATCATCCCGCCAAATTCGGTGGAGGATATTCAGGAGGCCCGCGACGCCCTGGCCGAATTTCAAGCCGCCCTGCAAGAGCAAACCGATATTTTGACGATCACCCGGGATGCGGGTGAGGGTGCCGCGCAGGCGATTCGCGAATACAAGGAGGACCTGGAGCTGGCGGCTGCCGCGCAGGAGATATTCGGCGAGCTAGTCCCCACCGAAAAAGTGAACGCGCTGCGTATGGCGTTTGTGCAATTCGGCGAGGAGGCGCTCATAGCGCAAAGGGCGCTCCGCGAGGAAATCGAAGCCGCCGAATTGAGCGCGACATTCGACGAGCAAATAGCAGCGCTGGAGGAGGAAATCATGCTGCTGGGCGCTGATAACGAAGCGCTCGCGATCAATGCCGAGGTCCGGGCTTTGGCCTCCGGGGCTACAGCTGAACAGGCCGCGCGTATTCGGGAGCTCACGGAGGCGCTGCTAGACGAGCAGGGCGAGCTGGATGCAGCGAAAGATAGCCTGCAGACCTTTTTCGACGACGCCGCCGGGGCGGCTGAAAGTACGCTCGGCGGTATCCTGGCCGATCCGATGTCCGAGGGCCTCGACGAGCTGCCGTTTAAATTCGCCCAAACCCTGCAAAAGCTGGCAGCCGATGCCCTGGCATCCGAGCTGTTTGATATTCTCGGAGGCCTCCTTAGTGGCGGCGCGGGCGGCGGCGGTGGTGGATTCGCGTCGTTTGTCGGCGGGCTATTCGGCGGCGGTATGCAGGCCGGCGGTCAGGTACGTGGCGGGCAGCCAATCCTGGTCGGCGAGCGGGGCCCGGAGCTATTTACTCCACCAGGCTCCGGAGCCATCCAGCCGAATGTAAATATACAACAGGACGCGCAGGCAGCGCCCGTCGTGAATATTATGAATATCACCGACCCAGCTGATATACCCGCCGGGCTCAATACCGCCGAGGGAGAGGAGGCGGTGATTAATATACTTCAACGCAACCCCGACGCCATTAAGCGCGTGCTGGGATAGGAGCAAAGCTATGTTTCACCAGGGCCAGGCCACTGATTA